TGTTGCCGCTGTTGGTGACCAGCGCGTTAGACGCTAGCGCCATCGTCATCGTAGTGGACGCGTATGAGTGCTTGCCCGTATTCTGGTTGGTGTAGCAGAACACTTCGTCGTCAAGAATTGTGTCGTTTACAGTGCGAAGTCGGAAGTCGTTCGTTGTCTCCGGACTAAGCAGGGCGGCAGTGCCGGTGATGGTTCCCGCGTCGTTTTCAGAGAACATCCGGACTGCGCCAACACCAGCAGGCGAAGCGGCAGTGCCCGTGAATACCGGGACGCCGTTGGTCACGGTCGCGATGTTGGTGCCGTCTTTGCCGATCAGCGAAACGCTCATGTCAGTCCCTTAGTTGAATACCCAGCCAATGTTATAGACGCCGTGCCCGAATCCGGTTGATACTTTTGCGTAGATGGTAAACCCGACTCCGTTAACCGGAGGCCCAGCAACCACAGACAACTCCTCAACCCAATGATTATCCACCGTGTTGGAAGCCGTGGTCGCGGGGAAGATCCACGCCTCGACCAACGATGAGCCTGAAACTGATGGAGCAGCGACGACTACAGACGTATCTGTAGCCATGCTGCCAAAGTCAACTGTAGCGGTTCCTTGCGTAGCCATGTCGGCCTCTTATACCGCGCTGTTGCGCAGGTGCTCAACGAACAGATTGGCCGCCTCTTGCACAGTCCCAGGTTCTGCCTGGATCTTCGCGGCCATTGCATCGAGTTCAGCAATCGAGAGCGCGTTCACCGTGCTGATGACCTGCTGCGCGATAGCGTATGCCTTTTCTTCGGTCAACTGCTTGAGCGATTCGTTCGCCGGGCCGACGATGAGTGCCGTGACGTACTCAGCGAGCGAGATCTGCGGCAGGTTCTGCCCACGGTGCTGCGGGCTGCGTCGTGCCGCGTTCTCTTGCATGAGATTGATCTGCGTAAGTGCTGCGGCTTGCTCGTCAGTGAGGCTGACCGTGAATGTGGGCATGTCTGATCCTAGCTGTAGAGTCGAATGTAATACTGCACGCCGTCAACGATGACGGGTAGGTCTTTGGCGTGCGTTGTGCCGGTTCCGGCTGTGACGGCTATGGGGGCGCCAAATGTTGAGCCGATGTTGATCGTTCCTACTACAGAGCCTGTTTGTTGACCGCCGACAGTCAGCAATATATTTCCGGGCGTTCCCGTAGAACCAGCACACGCCCCTCCACTAAGCCCGGCATCTCCCGCTGTTCCACCACTACTTGCAAATCCGCCACCAATTGATGCTTGACCAGCGAATGCGCCTGCTCCAGTAACCGATCCGCCCGTAAAAGTAACATTTCCGCCAAAGCCATTTGGGTCGGTGTTGGATGCGTCACCTGCAATTGCATCAATGTTTCCACCAAAATTACCGCCTGATGATCCAGCAGCATCGCCGCCACGAATTGTCACCGCGCCGCCATCCCCGCTGATTCTCGCATCTCCACATATCAGTTCAACAGGCCCGCCACTAGAGGTTCCAGATGTAGCTTGAAACCCTTGCAAAAGAAGGCGACTTGTTCCAGCAGTTTTTGTTACTCCATCATTAAGAAGTTCGGTGGAATTAACAACTGATTCAACACGAATCCTGTTGGTAACAGTCAGCCGACTATTTGCGGCATCCCAAACCATTCCCGACGATTGCGCCACCTGTCCACTAGCCCCGCCGTACAACAACTGATTCGCAGTCGCGCCACGCGTCTGGGTCAGCAGGTCGATCGTGCCGGTCGAGCGCGTGAGCAGGTCCAGCGAGCCGGTGGTGCGTGTTGCGAGATCCAGCGAGCCGGTCGTCTCTGTTACGAGATCCAAGGTACCGGCTATCGCGTGGGTCGCGTTCCATGCGGTGGCGCCGGCCGATGTGGAAGTGCCGTCGGCGGCGGTTGTGTGCGTGACTAGCAGGGGCATTACTTATCCTCGCCCGGCTCGATGCCGACGATGCGGCCGCGCTCCCGCACCAGCCGCTTCGGTCGGTTGATGGATTGCAGCGCCCGCTCGACGTTCGCTTTGTTCGAGTCGGCCAGCGTGCCGATTGCCTCGCGCATCTGTCCGACCACCTCGCCCATCGCCGCCACGCTGTCGCCCAGGCCCGATACGACATCGCGCATGCCGTTGCTGCTCTCTGACACGGTGATGTTCGCATCACGCTCGGCCATGACGCGTTCGAGCAGTGCGTCCTGCTCCATGAGCTGCCGCCGCTTGATCTCGTTCTCGATAGCCAGCGTGTCCATTTCGAGCCGCTCGCGCTCGCTCATCCCGCCCGGCTGCATCGGGGATGCCATCTGCATTCCCATGTCGACCTGGCGCGCGACACCTTCCTGCGTGGCCCCTTCGCCGCCGACCTTCGACAGCGTCTCGACGGTCTTGGCTTGCGTCAACTCGCTCTCGGCAACCGTCTTGACCACGTCGGCGCGCGCCTTCGCAGCCTTCGCCATCGCTTCCTCGGCCGCGGCCTGCAGGAACACGGTGTTCGGATCTTGCTGCTGACCGGCCGCGGCGAGCTGCTGCGCCTCTTCCTCGGTCGGCTTCATCACGCCCATCTGCACGAGCTGCTTGCGGAAGTAGTCGCGGATGTCGCTCAAGCCCTCGCCTTCCATGTTCATCAGGGCCGCTGCCTGCAGAACTTGCTGGGCCTGCTGGTCGGAGGTGACCGCCATCATCTGCGTCAACGCCCGCACCGTGGCGGCACGCTTGCTGCTCGACGACGGCCCGACATCCACCGCAACGTCGAACTCGGCCTCGGTCAGATCGTTCTCGTGTTCGATCTCGCCATCTTCTCCGATCACCGGGCGCATCAGCTCGATGCTGGATACCTGCTCCTGCTCGCCGAGCATCTTCATCTTCCGGCCCGGCTCGACGTAGATGTCCTTCGCCATTGAGAGCCAGATTTCCCCGCCGCGCCGGACACCCTTGGCATAGTTGGACATGTAGAGGAAAGTCTGCATGTCCAGTTTCTGTTGTACGAGGTCGACCGCCTTGCCGGAGACGTTCGAGACGATCTTCTCGCCCTGCTCGGCGTTGCCCAGCACGTCGCGGATGTCCTGCTCGGTCAGTTGCAGCAGCGCGGCCATTGCCTGCGGAATGGCAGGCGCTTTCGTGTAGCCGACCGGGCCACCGGCCTGCATGCTGCCGTCAGGCGCGCTGATCGGATTGACCAACAAATACGGGTAATTCCGCAGGTTGTCTTCCTGCCACATCACCTGGTGCCCGGCGATCTGCTCAGGCACGAAGATCGGCTTTTCGATGCTGCTGTAAGCGGCGATCTCGGCGAGCTTCGACCGCTGCATATTCGCCAGCCGCTGGGCATCCTTCGCCATCCGGACGTGCCCGCAGAACCGCTCGATGTTGTCGATGTACCACCGCTTGCCGTAGACCGGCACAATCGGGATCTGCCGACCGGGCAGATAGCCGCAGTCCTCCAGCACCTGCCGGCCGGACAGGATGTACTTCCGCACCTTCCGGCGCTTGACGCGCTTCTGGCGCACCTCGAAGCTGCCGATGGCCTCAAGCTGGGCTAGCAGCTCGTCGTCCAGGTCTTCCGACCGATACTTCTCTTCCGATCCGTCGAGGCTGCGGAAGACGCGGATCACCTCGGTGCGATCCTCGACGCGGTAATACTCGGCCACATACACGACATCCGGCGTACACCAGTCGAACTCGTACTGATGGATGGTCTTCGGCCAGCTCGTCGGGTCGTCGTCATATGCCGCCGTGTAGGCGTCATGCGTCATGCTCGTCAGAACGAAGCACCTAGTGGCGTCGGCCTTGTCCTGACGCTTTGCCTGCAAGTCGAAGAACACGCTGCTGTCGGCATCGAAGATCGGCTCGATGCGGATGCGCTGCCGCTCGTCTTCGTCGTCTTCTTCCGACTCGTAGACCGCGCGCAAGCGCCACGCCCCGAAGCCGCCAGCGACCGCTTCTTCGAAAGCGTTGTCGTATGCTTCCTCGGCCACGCTGTCCTGCTCGTCGGAACGGAACAGCCCGTCGCAGACATCTGCGAGACTGTCGTACTCGCCCGTCTTCGCAACGTAGTTGACCGAAATGCGGTTCGCCCGGTACTCGGAGCAGATCCGCTGGACTGACAACGCGATCTTGTTGACCTCGAACTTGGGCCGGTTCTCGAACTGTTCATTGAGCGGGCCTTCCCACTGCGCCCCGGCAATGGAGTAGAAGCGCCGGTCCTGCAAGCTTTGCAGGCGCTCGTCCTTCACCGCCGACTGGATGCGGTCGAATTCGGTCATGGCATCGGAGTGCACCTTCGCCAGTCGTTCCTGCTCGGTCGGTCGTGCCACGTCGTCTCCGCTTGCCTATGCGCGCTGGATTATGCTGCACGCGGCGCGCGCGCGCAAGGTCAGCGCCGGGCCGCAATCGCCGCCCACCGGCTCGCCATCGGCAGCGGCGTGGCAATCTGCGGTTTGCTGACAGTCGCCCGCCTGGCGCCCTCGCAGGCGTAGCGCAGGGCGTCGATGCAGTGATTCGACTTGTCGGCCAGCACCGGCAGCACCCGGCCGGTCAGCGGGTCGGTCTTGTAGCTGTACAGCGTCAGCTCGTCGATCACATGCGTGCAGCGCGGGTGAACGATGATCTCGAAGCTCTTGAGCCACTCGACGCCGTCCTCGACCGACTTCGGCCCCTTGACTGCCCCCGTGATCTTCGGGAACCCGTGCCGCCGCATGTGGCTGATCGTCTCCGGACGGCTAGAATCGGCCACCAGCGGCCACTTTTCGGCGTCGGGCACACTGAAAAACAGATCGGGCGTGTCCATGATCTCGCAGCCGACGCGGTATGCCTCGTGGTCGACGTAGAGCTTCCGGCCTGCGATGTGGCAGCGCACCAGCACCGTGGGGTCGCTGGCGAATCCCCAGTCGGCACCCAGCCGGTGAATCGCATCGTCGGGCGCTTCGAACTCCTCGATGCGCCAGGTGCGGAAGACGCGCGCCTCGCTGTTCTGCAGATAGCCGCCTAGCCAGCTGTGCCCGTATTTGTCCGGTTCGCGGCCTCGGTCGTACTCCATCTCTTCCCGCAGCACGTCCGGAAACCAAGGGTTGTCCTGGTAGTTCACCTCGACCACCACGGATCTCGGCGGCAGGTTGTCTCCGCGCAGGAGCTGGTCAATCGGGTCTGTATCGAGCCGCGGGTTCCAGGTAAACCACAGCTCGGAGTTCGGTTTCCTCAACGTCGGCCGGAGCATGTCAAGCGACCGCTGGCTCAGGCTCTGCGCCTCTTCGCCCCATGCTCGGTCGTAGCCTTCCAGCGACTTGATCGTCTCAGCGGTGTGGTTCTGCATGCCTTGGAAGATGATCAAACCATCACCGCTTCCCGCCGGGTTGTGCGACTTGATCAGCGCCTCCTGAACGGTGAAATACGCCCCGGCGTTCATCGCCTCGATCTTGTCTTCGATCAGCCGCTTGACCGACTGGGCCAGCGACTTCTGCACCTCGCGCACGCAGACGCTGCGGCTCGACTGGTCGATGATGTGCGCCTCAACCAGCATCTCGGCGAAGGCGTGCGACTTGCCGGAGCCTCGACCGCCGTGCGCGCCCTTGTAGCGCGCAGGATCAAGCAGCGGCAGCGCCCACTCAGGCGTCGGAAGTGTCAGCGTCTGCCCGGCCATGCACCACCACTCGCTCGATCTTCTCGATTGCCAACGGACGCTTCGGGTCGCCGCTCAGTTCGAGCTTGTCGCCGTATGTGCGCGGCGCGAGTTTCGACAGCAGCCACTTGCGCGTGTCCACCTGCAGACGCTGCTTTGCCACCGCGCCGGAGTCGGTCGCACCGTGGTCAGTCGTGCCGACTGGCGCATCGGCCAGCTCGATGGTCTGGTTGGCGATGTACTCGACCAGGTCTTCCCTCGCGCGCGCGTACTCTTCCGCGAGCGTCGAGTCCTCATCGACCCATCTTCCGAACGTACTCTGCGGCACGCCCTGCGCCTGGCAGGCAGCGAATGCGCTCTTGCCTTCCCGCATCCCAGCGAAGACGGCTCGTGCGACTTCCGCTCGTTCCTCTGGCGATCTACCTGCTCTCGGCATGGTGTCCGCTCCTGTGATCATGAAATTCCATCACGCCGCGTTCGATTTTCACGCATCGCCTCCTGCAGCCTGAACGCCAGCACGGCCCTTTCCTTGCGCAGCTCGCCAATCGTGCGCGCCATGTCCTCGATCTCGGTGCGCGCCAGCCAGCGGACGAAGCGTGTGTAGACAATGTGTAGACGCATCATACGGCCCCCAAGGCTTGCAGTGCCTCATCCACTGAGGCTACGACGTAGAGCGCACCGGCATCCTTCAGATCGGACCAGACGCCGTGCCAGTTTTCCTCGTCTGCCGTCAACTTCCGGGCGCTCGGCGGCTTCGCTCCGTCCTTGATCTCAAGGAACACCAGCCGTCCCTTGTTCGGCGTCCACGCAACGATGTCCGGGCATCCCTTGCCGACCATGTGCAGCGGCTGGACGCGGCATCCGGCCTTGCGCAACGCCTCGACGATCTCCGGCTGGTTCGCATCGATGCGGGCCGCGCGTCTCACTTGACTGTGCCCCAGTGCGTGCCATTGCCTTGCTGCATGAGTCGCGTAGAAATCGCGTTTCCCAATCCTCGCGCTTGCATCCTTTTCTGATTCTTGCGCGCCATGCGGCGAATTTCCACCACCTGAGTCTGCACCCAATCCGGCAAGCCATTCGCAAGCAACTCGGCCCTAGCGGTCATGTAGTCATCGTCCCACATCGCGTCGGACGCTTTCCGATTCCGTTGCGCCAACATAGCTCGCACGGGTCTTCTCGCTTCGTTTATCTTCTTGGCAAGGTCCGGTGTCAAGCGGTCTACCCAAACATCTTCCATCCACGCTCGCATGATTTCGCCAACCTCAATAGCCTCCAGGCGAATCACCACGTTGGATTTGAACTTTTGAACAAACCATTGAGCTTTATTCACAGCAGCGCATCCTCCACTTCAGCAACCGGCCCGCCATCAGTCCCAAGGCACCGCCCCGCCTGCGCGCAGCAGGTCAGGATCGGGCAATGCTCGTGGATGCAGATCGGGTGCGGCCGGGGAAACGGCCAGGCTTCGGGCACTCTGACCTCCTGCGGTTTCTGCGTTCGAGGTGTCCAGGTCATTCGTCGTCCTCCTTTGCGCGCATTTCCGGCCACACGGCCACCGCCCAAGCGATGACCAGCACGCCGGTGATGGTGAGCAGGGAAAGCAGTGCGTCGATCCAGCTCATTCGGGCCGCCCTGCCAGCTTTTGCATGGTTTCCCATTGCGCAACAGCCATTGCCTCCGCGCTTTCTTCCGAGTACCCGGCCGAGTACACGAGGAATGCAATGCGTTCCTCGATCCACTCTTCGCGGTGCAGCTCGTAGTCGGTCATGCTGCCTCCTGTTCGTGTCGGCCCTGCATCAGCGCCCAGACATCGCGCCGCATGCGGTCTGCCGCCTCCTTGCCAACTCGCTGCTCGTACTCGGCAAACCACGCTTTGCGCTGCTCGTTGCCCGGCATGTAAGCCAGCAGAGCCGCCACATTCGCCGGGATTCTAGCCTCCAGCTCGCGCATTTTCGCGGCGCTGACGTAGTGAGACTTCATGCTATGCGCCTTACCACGGTAACCGTGCCGCGTGAAACGCATGTGAATCGCACCTCCGGCGAGTGCTTTCTGAGGTTGCTCGCGACCGCCTGGGCCTGCTTAGCCGAGTGCGTATGCGTTTCGATTTCGTCGCCGACCTCCATTGCCTCGCAGCGCAGCCGAAACTCGGACTTGGCAGGGCCGTAGGCAGACACCCGCTCCGGCCTGACCTCCACCGCTTCCGGCATGCCGCCCATGATCTCGGCCAGCGGCGTGCGCCTGCCGGGTTGATGGCGAACGATGTAGGTGGTCATGCCAGCACATCCTCGTCCGCATTGGCTTTCCCGGCCGCTTCGATGGCGTCGATCTGATCCTGCGTCCAGCCGAGATTGTGCTGGACGAACGCTCGTTGCGCCAGACCGAGGCGCTTTCCGTCTGCCGCCTCATCGAGCATCCGCCGCGCCAGCTCCGGCCCCGTCGGCATGCCTTTCGCGCGACCTTCTGTCACCATCTTCCGAATGCGGGCCATGTTCTCGTTTTTGATGCGCGGATCGAAAAGCCGCTGCACCTCGTTGCGCTCGCGCAGCTTGTCGGCAGCGGCGGTGCGCTCGATGTCGTCTGTCCTCTCGTCGTTCAGGACTGTCCACACGTCCTTCGGAACCGGCATCCTGGCATTGGCTTTTGGCCAGCCAGACAACAGCCCCGTAACGCGCTCAATCGGGAACTCGCGCAGGGCGTCCAACCAGACCTTAACCGCTTTGTCCGACACAGCGCGGGCGCCGTACACGTCGGCAAGGCCGGACAGGGATTGCGCTAGCACAGGAGCATCAATGGGGCGCACGGGCTTCCTCCTCGGCTTCTAGTTCGGCCACCAGACGGGCCATATCAATCGGTTTTGCGGCCCCGCCGATGCCGGTCAGCCACTCGGAGCGGAACGCTTGCCAGCCTCGCTCGCAGCACATCGTCAGCACGTCGGCAAGAGGCATTGCAGCCTTTTCCGCCTCCCGGACGATTCCCTCTAGGGCCGTTGCCGTCAGGGGCGCGCGCTTTGCTTTGCGGACGGCAAGAAAGTCGGTCCAGACCTTCTCGGGAACAGACTCCGGCCTCTCGACAGAAAAAGCGCGCTTGTCGCGCTGTTTTTGAAGTGCAGATGCAGATGCAAATGCAGATGCAAATGCAGGGGGGGGTTTTGACGGGGGTTCTTTCGGATCATGGAAGGGGGGTTTTTCACCCCCCGTTTCCTTCGTCGGTCGACCCCCCTTCATGCCGTGTGCAGCGCCCTTAAAGCCATGCTCTGCACCGGCTGCCCCACCTTCCGCC